TGCAGCAGCAGTTGCGGGACATCACAAAAGATACTGCTGGGCTTGATGCAAAAGCTGTAGAAGATCAACTGCGGAAAATCCAAACGCTTAAGGATCAAGTCCGCATCCAAGAGCAGATAAAAGCCGTCTACACCGACATTGGCATGTCGATCAAGTCTGGAATTACCGATGCTATTCAAGGCGCCATCGATGGCACCAAGACGCTGGGCGACGTAGCTAATCAAGTGCTCCGCACAATCGGCAACAAGCTGCTCGATGTGGCGGTCAATATGGCGCTGTTTGGTGAAATGTCTGGCACCGGCAAAGGTGGTGGATTGCTTGGCAGTCTCTTCAAGCCGCGTGCCAATGGCGGTTCCGTTATGGCAGGGCAGTCTTACTTGGTCGGTGAGCGTGGTCCTGAACTCTTTACTCCGGGACGCAGTGGTGGCATTGCTCCATCTGGCAGCTTCGGTGCTGTCAACGTGATCGTAAATGTTGACGCCAGTGGCGGTAACGTACAAGGTGGTGGTGCGCTTGGCGCTGCTATGGGTCGTGTTGTAACTGCTGCAGTGCAAGCTGAACTGATCAAACAGAAGCGTGCTGGAGGCATCCTGAGCTAATGGCTACCTTCCCTGCAATTCAGCCCACCTATGGCGCACAGAAATCAAGCGCCCCGCGTGTTCGTGTTGTGCAGTTTGGTGACGGCTATCAACATCGCCTGCAGGTGGGCTTGAATCAGGATCCAAAAGTCTGGGATCTGACCTTTAACGTCTCAGAAACTGACGCCGATACCATCGAGGCATTTCTTGTGGCGCGTGGCGCTGATGCCGCATCATTTACGTGGACACCACCGGCTGAAGCAACAGCGTACAAATGGATCTGTCTGCAGTGGTCTAAGTCCATCCCATACAACAACCGAGCACAGATAACGGCAACATTTACGCAAGTTTTTGAACCGTAATGGCTGTCCCTGTATCCGCACTACAGGAGATCAACCCTGGTGCGCTGGTTGAGCTGTTTGAGCTTGAGCTAAACACCACGCAGCACGGTGTTGCAGATGTGTACCGCTTCCATGCGGGAATGAGCCTGCGTGATGGTGGCGCATTGCTGGCGGAGGACGGCAGTTACTTACTGCTGGAAACCGGCGACATTTTGACGCTGGAAGTCGGCGCTCTGATCTGGAACGGCAACAGCTATAGCTGGTTCCCCATTGAAGCCAATGGCTTTGAGCAAACAGGCAACGGTCAACTGCCGCGTCCAACGCTGCGGATGAGCAACCTGCTAGGCACCATCACCGGATTGATGCTTAGTCTGCCGCGTGGCATTGAGGGCGCCAAGGTAACCCGCATCCGCACACTGCTGCGTTACCTCGACGCCGATAACTTCCCCGGGGGTGTCAGTCCGTATAGCCCCGATCCTACGGCTGAGTTCCCACGCCAAGTCTTCTACATCGATCGCAAAGCAGCAGAAACGCGGGAGGTTGTTGAGTTTGAACTTGCCAGTGTTTTTGATCTGGAAGGTGTCAGAGCACCGAAGCGGCAATGCCTGAGCGCGTTTTGCCAATGGGAGTACCGCTCACCTGAGTGCGGCTACATAGGCGATCTGTACTTTGACGATGAAGACAACCCAGTCACAACACTTGCTGAAGATGTCTGCGGCAAGCGTCTAACCAGTTGCGAACGGCGGTTTGCACAAATCGCCATCAACGGCACCGTAACCAGCGGCAGCAATCAACTGGTGCTGGAATCACCGCCGAACATCAAGGTCGGGCAGCCGATTAACGGCTTTGGCGTGCCCGCTGGAACAACGGTCGCTGGCGTCGCCGGATCAACTGTGACGATGAGCGCCAATGCCACAGCAACGACAAGCGTTAGCGTTACTGGCACGCTGAGCACATCACGCACGTCAATCACGGTTACCAGCGCCGCCGGTCTTGCTGTTGGCATGACGGTATCTGGCGGCAACGTAACGCCTGGCACGACGATTGCCGCGATCGTTGGCACTACAGTCACGCTCAGCCAACCGGTGCCATGGCTCAACATCGCCACCCTGATTACGACCAAAACTGGTGGTTACCTGACGCAGCAGGAGTTTGGTTACGCCGCCAATCCGCGTGATCCAAGCCCGGTTGGCACGCGACTGGTTCTACCTAATGTCACCAGCATCGCGCTGAATCAGTACGTAATCGGTCCAACAATCACCGAGGCAAACAATGCGCGAGTGTCTGCCATCCTCGGCAATAGCGGCGCAGTAAAACGTATCGGCATTTCTTACGCTGGTTTGATTGAAGGCAGCACTGGAGATTACAAGTTCTATGAAATACAAGCCCAGTCGTCAACGACTTATACTTTTGCGACGCCTGATCGCCTTTATGTATTCCGCAGCAACGGCATCATTAACTTTGGATCCTTCCCAGGCGTCAGCAGTTATGTGGCGTAAAGCCGCGATGCTCCACGCACAGGAGCAAGACCCCAAGGAGTCCTGCGGGCTGCTGGTTGAGCTGGCGCCGGATGCCGTCATCTACTGGCCATGCGAAAACCTAGCCAATAGCGGCGAGGAGTTCAGCATGGACCCGCTGGACTTTGCCGCTGCCGAGGACTCCGGCACTGTGTTAGCCGTGATCCACAGCCACCCTGGAGGTTCGCTCAACCTAAGTACAATGGATGAAAAGGGACTGCGGCTGAGCGGTCTGAGCTGGTTTATCCTTGATCCACGCAGCGAGCAATGGTCAGATGAATACCATCCGCCTGTACGGACCACTAGCTAAATTCGTCGGACGCAAAACATTTGAAGTAGACATCAGCACAGCAGCGGAATCAATTCGTTTTTTGGAAGTTACGTTTCCGCAAATCAAGCGGCACATGCGCGACCAGTGGTATGTCATCACTGTCGGCAGGCACAAACTAGGACTTAACGAGCTGCACTATCCGATCGGTAATCAAGAGCTGCGAATCATCCCGGTCTTTAGCGGTGCAGCTTTTGACATTTTGAACCCATCCGGTGGCACCAGCAACCCAAATAATGTACCAATTACATCTTCATCATCTTCCAGTAGCGCAAGCGTCGGAGGATTGCTCGGCGGGCTGATCTCCGCTATTTCTGGTGCATCCCCGATCCTTGCCATTGGTGCCGCAGTTGTCGGCATTGGCGCGCTGTACGTTGCCAACCAACTATCCAAACCAGCAGCGCAAGTAGGTGTTTCGGCAACACCGATCAAAACCGACAACGATCCGCGCACTAACTTCAGCTTCAACGGCATACAAAACACCGCACGCGCTGGTGTTCCGGTGCCGATTGTCTACGGTGAAGTGGTGACTGGTTCTGTCGTAATCAGCGCAGGCATCGACACCGTGCAAGGTAAAGACTGATGGCAGACCTTTCATCCACGCAATACACCCAGCTTGTTGATCTCATCAGCGAAGGCGAGATCGAAGGACTGGTTAACGGCGATAAGTCAATCTTTTTTGATAACACGCCGCTGCGTGATGATGGCGGTAACCTTAACTTCCAAGGCGTCACAGTCGATACCTCATGCCGTGGCACGCAGGGGCAATCACCCCTGAAGTATGGCGACAACGTATCTGAAGAACGTGTTGTTGGCGTCACCGTAGAGCAGGCAAACCCTGTTATCCGTACCATTGCCGACAACAATGTTGATGCTGTAAGGGTCACAATTCGCTTTCCTGTTATTTATGCCAACAATGGCGCCGCAGGCAGCTCTGTAAGTTACGAAATCGCACGTCGCTACAGCGGTGGATCGTATGAGGTCGTCTACTCCGACACCGTTAAAGGTAAAAGCCTAGAAGCGTACAACCGTGACTATCAGATCGACCTAGACGGCACATTCCCTGTAGACATTAAAGTCACCCGCATCACAGCAGATTCAACATCTGCTGCCATCCAAAACGAGTTTCAATGGTATTCGTACACCAAGATCATCTACGGACGATTCCGTTATCCAAATAGCGCAGTTGTTGGTCTGCGGTTTGATGCAAAGTTGATCGGCAGCGTACCAGCACGGAGTTATCGCGTCCGTGGCATCAAAGTATCCATACCGCTTGGCACAAGCGTCGACGCAACAACCGGA